AAACTTGACATTATCACAATGCTTGATTGCTTCACTAAAAAGATTTTGTACGAAAATTAATTTGTCTTCATCATAGTGAAGTTCCTCTTTCTTATACCTTGAGGTACTGAAAAAGGCATCCCATCTAACTAGGGGATTATTATGAAATGCTATCTCCCTAGAAATATGGTCAGTGGGAGCCATGATAAAATCAAGATCAATGCTTAGAACTCTCATTTTGTAAGGTCAATGTACTTCTCAAGTAGAGTTGGCATTGGGTCTACAAGTGTGATGATTTTATCAGAACTAATCATAAAAGTATCTTGCTTTGTATGCTCAAGCATCCAAGGAGAAAGAGTACTTGACTCACAAATCTCCATTGGATTGATAAGTTTACAATCTGGTTGACCAATGTCAGCAGTTACCTCTGTGATTTCACTAATCAGTTTCTGATTCGTCTGCAGTAGAATCACTTTGATTACTTTCTTTTCCATTTTTTAGAATGTCCTCTTGATACATTTCATAGATTTTTTCTACTGGAGTTACCATTGTAACAACCCAGTCAGTTGAGAGTGGTATGGTTTTTTCTTTTGCAATGGGCATCCAAGGATACATTGTCACAGAAAATTCAGACTTCTTCTCTGATTTAGAGTCCAACTCCTCAGTGGTGAGGTTATCAGTATTGGACATTTTAATGACACAGGGTTTTGTCAAAAAGTAACCAAGGACTTTTTTATCAGAGGAAACCATCTCCTTTACGTCAGCAATGACATCTTCTCCAGATTTCAGAAGCAAAACTTTAATTGTCATAATTAGATTATTCCGTATTCATATTTTAGCAATAAAAAAGAGGGGAGTCAACTGGTTTTTGCCAGTTTCCCCTCCGTCTGCGGCGACGATACTTTATTTAGAACCAATCCTTACGTTGATGATGTGTAGGAACAATTCTACCAAGAACAACTGTCAAAAGCCCATCCTCAAAATCAACTGATCTAACTTCCGTATCATCACTGAGTGTCCATGCTCGTGTAAATGACCGTTGAGCCAAACCTTTGTGCAGGTAGTTCGTTTCCGTTTCTTTATCCTCTTTCTGACCTTCAACAAAAAGTTTACCGTCTTGTGTGTAGACATTGACTTCTTTCTTCTTAAATCCTGCAAGTGCTAACTCCAACCTAGACTCTACATTACTAACCTGTACCAAGTTGTAAGGTGGGTAGTTGGTAGTTGTCTCGTGTAGATCAAATACTCTATTCAGATATTCATTCATGCCGATACTATTCTTGGAAATCTTATCCAAGATCTGAGGAAGATCTTCAGCATGATACTTCATGAGGTTTCCCATTCTTCTAGCTCCTATTAAGCGAGTTTGTATTTTGTGGACCCTTTCGGCATCCAATACTAATTATACAAGAAAGCAGAAAAAAGGAGGTGTGGTTAACCCCCAGAATGTAGCGTGTATTCCGTATGTAGCGTGTCGCGCACGAAAGAGCGACTTACTATTTATTTCTTTTTTTCGTAAGAAATGCTGGTCTGTCTTTTCTCTTATATTCTTTCTTCAGATGCCTTGCCATTGATTTCTGCTTTGCAATACTCATATCCTCCTTAACTTTCACTGGTTTTTGATAGGTCTCTGGGTTTGTATCATCAATATTTTTCTGAATACGTTTCTTTAATTTTTTGAATAGTTTTTCGTTCTCTGGGAAATGATTGTCAATATAAACATTGTTGGCATTAACCATTGATTGGACCTGAATCATTTTAGGGTCCATTTGCTGGTTCTCAGGTAACAACAATTGTTCAAGTTGCATCTGAAGTTCAATCTTTATGTAATTCTGTGCAATCTTTGGTATAGAAGATAGTGCACTCAAAAAGAATTCATGTTCACCTTGCTTAAATCTATTCTCAGGAGAAGTTCTCTTCTTCCACTTACCCATCATACTTTCTTCAACATTCTCTGGACTTTGAAGATATCCATTCATTGTATAAAGATGTGCCTGATCAAAGGGAATTTTCAGAATTACATTTAGAACTGGAATCTCTTTGTCTAAATCATCTATTCCAACAAAGGCTTTTCTAATATTTTGTTCGTATATTTCATTCCACCTTTCACTAAAACCATCAATGCTAAATCCAATAATCTCTGTGATTCCATTGACAGCACTCAAGACTTGACTCATTATAGAGTGCTCAATTCCTCGTTTTGAATTAAACAAGTATATTTGTCCTAACATGATAATGTTTTCTTCATTATCAATCACCACTTCAGGGACTTTGGTAAAATTACTAATCACAGATCTAGCAGCAATATTACCACCAAGATCAATACCTCTATATGCATTGGTCAAAATAAACTTAGACAACCTCCCATCAGTTTGTGGGTTGTATGGTTCTCCAGTATTTGGATTTGTAAGTAAATATTGATTTGCATTTTCAGAAAGCACTATCTCTAAGGGATTTTCTGGAGAACCAGTGCTCTCTGAATCAACTTCATATCTTGGATTATTTGCTGGACGTTTCCACTTACGAGAAGACTCATGGAGAGTTACAATACAATTATTCAAGACATCAATAGAATCAGCAACACCATTCATCACATTAGAAACATGATCAACGGACACACCTATTTGTTTTTCAAACTCCAGTGATTCTTGCAGGTAGGATTCTTTTACACTACTATTAGGTGGTGGTATGTCCATATAAATGGGCATATTTCTTGTCTTAAACTTTTTAGCAGTTGTCCACTTTTTAAAATTTGGATCTGAGGTGTCTAGTTCTCCAGTTGTTTTATAGTCATATAATTTCTCTCCACCTTTTTGCATCCTTTCTTGAGCGCCACCAGCATTTGCAAAGAAATTAATTAAACCTGGTGCTCCAGGAACTGAGGCATCAGCATCATTTTCAAAAACATATGTATCTCTAATTCCAGAAACATATGGATTTCCATTTTTATCAGTTTTTATTTTTCCTTTGAATGCATCACTCCTTCCAATATTATTAAAAATATTATGATATTCATCAATATTCCTATCCTTATCTTTTCTAAAAGGATTTGATGGTGTTTTCCCCTTACCCGGATTAAGAGCAGCATTAACTTTAGCCAAATCATCACCACTCAAATTTTCCCACCTCTCTCTGGGAATATCTTTTAAAACATTACTCAATGCATTAGAAATATTTTGTTTATCTTGAGCAGGCATATTTGCCTTATATGGATTTGCCTCAGTATAATTAACAATACCCTGTTGTTGAAGTAAAAAAGCACCAAATGCTGAACCAGCATTAACCATCGAACTCATAGTCTGTCCAATACTTCCTATTGTATCAAAAATTCCTTTGAGAGCGTTCTGCATTCCATTTCTATCATTTACAGAAACTTTTGGGACTTTAGTTATTTCTTGATCTACCACATCTTTAACCTGATCAAAGTGACTGTCCTTGTAAGTTTCAATGTATTCTGGAACACTACCACCCTGCTCAAAATCATTCTTTGAATTTAAGTATTGTTGATTAATTTCTCCTTGTACTTCTATGATTGTTCTCTTCAACTTCTCTACTTCTGCTTTCCTATTAAGTGTTTCTGTTTCAATATGTGCTCTCATCATCCTCGCAGTAAAAGAATCTCCAGAAGGTAACTCCATATTTTCATATCTTTTAAGAGATTCTTCCGCTTTGGTTAATGATTTTGCCAAACCTTTTACCTGAAAAATATAAGCCCTCCCCGTTGTTCTTGACGTGATAACTGCTGTTGGGATTTTTGTTTTACTGAATACCTTATCAACATAATCATTACCACTTGATTCAATAGTTCCTGTATAGTAATCATCAAAGAACTTTCCTCTATCACCATATCCTGGTGGTGGAGGTGGAGTTTTTGCACCTACAGATGCAAGATCCTTTGGTGATGGAGTATGAGTGGTTCCTCGTCTAGGAGGTGTAGGAGTCGGTGTGGGTTTAGGCGTTGGTGTAGGAGTTGGTTTGGGATCTGGTTCTGGAGGAGGAGTTCCAGGAGGAACTGGTTTTGGTGTTGGTTTAGGATCTGGTTCAATCTGTGGCATGTCCACAGGAGCATCGTCATATCCTGGAAGATCTGGTGGGACTGG